GCCCGACAGCGTGTAGGTCTTGCCGTCGCCGCCGGCATTGCCACCACCAAGACGATCACCGGCGCCGACGGCAGGGTCGCGCCGCTGCCCGAGGCCGACAGGGTCGGGGTTGCCGGCGTGCCCAGTTGCAGCGAGGCGTTGCCGGCAAGGATCGCCATCTCCTCCTTCAGCATCATCTTCTGCAACAGGCGGAAGGTCATGCGCGCCTGCACATCCTCGAAGTTGCGGCCGGCGCTGATCGCCTCGTAGGTGACCGCATCTTCCTCGCCGATGGTGACGAAGGTCGCAGACTTGGTGGCGGTGGTGTACGCCATCTGGCCCGAACGCTGGCCCTCCGGGACCCAGCCCATCGCGTCGAAGCCGGAGCCGATCAGCGCCGTCACCTGGCGCCAGTTGGTGGCGGTGCCGGTGCCGCCGCCGATGCGCGGGATCGCATTGCGGATCGGGGTGACGAACGGGTACAGGTTCTTCGCCGGCGCCTGCAGGTCGAAGGCGACGAGGCCGGTCGAGGTCGAGATCGTCTTGGCAATCGTGTCGTCGGGCGAGGCGAGCGCGCCCTTGACGAGGTCGAGCGTGTCCTGGGTCGGGTTCATGCGGAACTCCCTTTGGGAGGTGGAACAAAAAAACCCGCCAAGAGGCGGGTTTCGGGTGACGAGCGGGATCGGTGTTGTGCGTCCTTCGAGACGCCCGCTTACGCTGGGCTCCTCAGGATGAGGATCGTCTTTGACGCCGTTCGATCATTATCCTGATGAGCGCCCGGATGGCGCGTCTCGAAGGATGCGTCGTGGTGATGCAGCCGACCAACGTCACCGCAGGCGCGGGCGGATCGGGTTGGCGTGGGCCGCCTTGATCAGCGCGAGGGTGCGGTCGTCGTCGCTCATGCGGGCCAGGGCGGCGACGATGTCGTCGGGGGCGATGAAGGTGCCGCCGCTGTCGTCGCGCTTTGAAAGGGCGGCGGGTGAGCGGGCGATGGTCAGCGGCGGCAGCGGCGTCTGCGCGATCGCCTCGACCCGTTTTGCGAGGGCGTCGAGGCGCGGCGCCAATTCGCCGGCCAGCGATTTGGCGAGGTCGTCGCCGGCAGCGGTCTTCGGTGCGAGCGCCGTGTCGTGACACTGCGCCCCACGGATCAAGTCCGCGGGCTGAAGGCCCACGGCGCGGCACAACAGGTCGTGGGCGCGCTGAAGGTGCTGCATCGCGGCGGCGAGGCTGTCGGCGGCCGCGCCGGCATCGTCGTCACCGGCGCCGATGTCCCGTTGCGCCTTCCAGCAATCGAACACCGCGTCCGGATTGGCCGGGCGGTCGACGATCGAGATCTCGGTCAGTGACACGCCGGTGATGACGGCGCGGTCGGCTGGGTCGCGGGCGGTGACGCGGCCGCCGATCGAGAAGCCCTTGTAGACGCCCTCGACGACCTTGGCCCAGGCGTCGTCATCGACGATCTTGGCGCCGAGATAAAGACCCTTGTCGTCGAGCTCGGCTTCCTTGGCGATGCCGACCGCCGAGTTCCGGTGCATCTCGCGGATGTTGGCGAAGCGCATGTAGTCGGCGAGCGCGGCAGCCAGCGCGTCGCGCTTGACGATCTCGCCCTGGCCGTCCTCGGCCTCCGTCGAGGCGTAGCCCCAGACCATCCGCTGGTCCTGGTCGATCTTGGTGATGGTGCCGTAGAAGCGCATTTGTGTTCCTCGATTCGGTAATTGCCGCCGGGCGGCCATTTGCAATTCGCCACAGAGGCACAGAGGCCACCGAGATCGCATCGCAGCCTCAGGCTGAGTACGCTCTCGTGTAGGACGGAAAGGCAAAGCGCATTCCGCCAAACCGACAGCCGCGTTAACGCATCGGTAGAATGCGAACCCATTCGGCTGCTCGATTTATCAGCTGACCGTGACTTCCCCCCACTATGCGGGCGGATTTGTCGTGTTCCGCAAAAGGTCCTGCACGTCCGGTAGGACCTTGATCACTCCCTCGAAGAGGATGTTCAGCACCCTCGCGTCACGCTTCTGGAGTTCGATGATAAACGGACCGGGCCCCTCTAAGACGCGGTCAATGTTAAAGCTTCCGCGCACTCCCCAAACATCTCCCTTATCCTCCACGCGGAGAGGCTGTTGTCGTTGCAGCTCATCCTCCCCGTATTTCTGCCGAAGGATCAGCGTGGCGATTTTCTCGGCCAATTCACGAGTGCCGATTGCAGGGCGCGGATGGCCTATCCCGGAGCCACTGACGGCCGCATCGCGCTTTTGGATTTCGACTTCAATCTCCGTATTGGTGGCAGATTGTGGCTTTCCGCGCTCAACCCTGACAGACCAACAATGGCCTCGGTCCTCAACGTTAGCGACTCGGTTTCCGGGTGCCTTTACAGTCCCAATCTCCCGATCGAGCACGCTTTCGGCAATTCGGGCGGCGAATTCGGCGGTATTCACCAGAGAGCCGTGCGCCGCTTCAAGCAGTAGGATGCTGATCGGCGCGCCGGGCGTGGGCATGTTTTTCTTCTGGGTCAATTGGAGCCTCCTGACCTCGCGACCTGAAATGGGTGCCTAGGTATGATCTCGGGCCAATCCACCTGGCACCTTTCCCGGGGCCAAAATCCCAGTAAACCCACACGGCGAGAGGCGCAGCAATTGCCCGGGCGTCAGGCGGACGTCGTTAACGCTGCACTTATTGAATCACGATCTGCCGATGCGGACCAACCACTCGTCGAATTCGTCCTTGCAGGGCGCCTGCCAGCTATTCCGAGTCGGTTTGCCGCCGATTCTGTGTCATCTCCTTGTGATGTTTTTCCCTCGCCTCCCGCTCGAATTCCGCTGCGAATTGGGAGTCCTTTTGAAGCAGCCCAACCAGCGCAAGGGCAGCAACGATCCCCGGTTCGTCCTTAACTTGCAGCAATGTTTTGCGGCAACGCTCGGGGTCAGCATCATAGCCCAGGGTCGCAGCGTCCATTCGAACGTTCGGGTTCGGGTCATCGGTCAGCGCGAGGAGCAACTGCATCGCTCCCGGACCCCGTGCCGCGAGAGCTTGGTATGCCGGAATGATCTTGGAGTCGTAAATAGGGTTGGCTGCCGTTGCATCGAAACCGCATTTCGCACGAGCGATCGATGCGTCGCGAAAAAATTGGACGATCTCGGAGTCAGTCCAAGCGGCGAAATTCTCGCGCCTCATCGAATGGCCCCGCATTTCCAAAGGAAAAAGATACCGATCTCGCGCTGAGCCGCTGCGCTATGCTGCTTGACCATATCCCGAACGCGCAGACCATCCGACCCTTGGCTCGTCAAGCCGGAAACACAATAATGTTTGATCATCGGCATGGTCAGCATATTTTCGGTGTTCTGAATCCAGGTCCGAATGCCCTCCGGCGAGGTCAAATCCGCGGTGCGGGAGAGGGGCTGACTGGCGCGGCGCCCGCGGGGGCGAGCGGCACCGGGCCCTGGCTGCCATAGACCATCGGGCGGTCGCCGCCCGGGACCGGGGCGAGGCCGAGGATTTGGCGGGCTTCGTTGATCGCGTAGATGCCGTTGCGGACGTAAAGGTCGAGAATTTTCGATTGCCGGTCCGGGTCCTCCGGGCGCAGATCGAGCCAAGCGAATTCGAGATCGTGCGCGCCGAAGCGGTCCTGGATCACATGGTCCGCGAGGCGCTTGACCCAGCCCATCAGCGGCGCCAGCCCCTCGGCCTCGGCCGCCTCCTGCACGGTCTCGGCGGTGGCGCGGTTGACCTGCTTGGTGAAGGCGGTCGCCGGCAGCGAAAACGCGTAGCAGACGATGCGCGCCAGCCACTCGTCGAATTCGTCCTTGTAGGGCGCCTCCTTGAACGGTTGGTACTTGGTGCCGCTGGGGCCCCAGACGAGACGCGAGCGCGACGCGGTGTTGCCGGCGAGCACGCTGTCGAACCATTCCTGGAACTGCCGGATCTGCTCGGCGCTCCAGCCGTCCGGCGCGTTCAAGAGGCCCGGCGGCACGTTGCCTTCGGTGAAGTGCTGCAACTGCGCCACCTGGCGGCGCAGGCCGATGTTGATCGTCATCAAAATCTGCTCGACCGGGCCGAAGCCGTAGGCGCGATGCGGCCGCTGGTTGCGCGGTAGGTAGATCAGGTCGTCACCGGTCAGCAGCTTCCACGGCCGGCCGTGGATCACCTGCTCGAAGGCCGGCGCCGGTGGCAAGGGGCGGCGGCCGGTGTCGTCGAACAGAAGCTTGATGGTGGCGCCGTCGACGACATCGAGGCCGATGATGTCGCCGCCGCGGTTGCGGCGGATTTCGAGCGCCGGCGCGTCGAGCACCAGAACATCTTCGAGCAGCTCGCGCAGCCAAGTGGCGAACGGGCGCTGGCCGTCGGGGCGCCGCCAGAACTCGGCGAGGGAAGCGATGCGGGGGTCGGTGTGGCCTTTGCTGCGCGCGGTGGTGTCGCCGCCCCTGCTTTCATAATTGCGCGGGCGGATCACCCAGTCGAGCCGTTCGATCTGGTCCTTGCGGGTCTCGATCGCCAGGCGCGTGATGTCGTGGCCGTCGGCGAGCGCGCGCAATTCGGCGAACGACACCGACTCATAGGCGCGCGGCGTGAAGATCGTGTTGACGCCGACCGGGAAGTCCCACAGCCGGGTCCGCTCCGGTTCCGGCGGGGCCAGCGGGTAGCCCGGCGAGAAGATGCCGTGGCCGGGCTGGAACACCTCGGCGAATTGCGTGAGCCCGGTCTGACCCCAGCTGTACGACGCGGTCAGCGATGTGCGCGTGCCGCCTTCCGGCATGTGCGGTGCTCCTGTGACGGGTTTGTTCACAATGCGGCAGTGAGGCCGTGCGGGATGCGGCCATCCTTGCCGCTTCACGTGGTTCTTCGGAACTCTGCCCGCGTTACGCTGATGGGTTTCGCTCGGCTCAACCCATCCTGCGATTTGTCATGCCGGCGAAAGCCGGGATCCACTTATCGCCAGCTGCGTGGTCGGAGGGTGGGTCCCGGCTTTCGCCGGGACGACAACTTCCCTTTCACTGCCTCACTGCCTCATTGTGAAGAGTGTCAGAAGGTGCTCCAGGCGGTGCGCTTCCAGGTGTTGGGGGCGGTGCAGGCGTAGAGCCAGTTCGAGTCGAACTGCCATTGCCCGGTCTGGCAGGCGTTCGAGCTCGACGACACCGTGCCGGTCGCCGGCAGCATGCCGTTGGCCGAGGCGGTCGCCGGCGTCGCCGACACGATGCGGAAGTTGGCGCCGTCGAAGGCCAGTTCGACCAGCTCGTAATTCTGGCCGTAGAGGGTCAGCGCGGTCTGGGCGCCGCGGGTGCCGGGCATCAGGATCGTGCCGCCGCTGGTGGCGTTGACCTGCACCGAAAGGCTCTTGCCGTTGTCGGAGGCGAGGCCGATGCGCCAGCCGGCAGCGATCGCGGTCGTCGAGGGCAATGTCACCGTCAGGCTCGAAATCGGCGAATTGTAATTCGACAACACCGTGCCGCAATCGGTCTGGCCGGCGGTATAGGTACTGACCGCCGGGAACGACCATTTGTCGATGCAGGTGCCGCCAGTGAGGCCGATCGCCGCCGCCGTCGCCGGGGTCGCCTGCACCAGGCGGAAATTTGAGCCGTCGAATTGCAGCAGCGCGGTTTCGTAATTGCCGGGCGCCAGCGGCACCGAATTGGTGC